TAGTGTAAAATGAGAGTATCACAGGTATCGTAACTAGAAACTAGGAGTTTGGATTATGGCTGTTCCGTTTATGTTTGTGGATGGTAATTTGACGCTGGTTCTTAATAATCAGAGTTATCAGGTGTTGCCAGATCATATCAACTATAAGTTGATTCTGGAAAGACTTCCTACTGCTACGGCAGATGAACTACTGGAAGTTGTTGATGTTCAGAAAGCTGTTGCTACTTTTAGCGATGGTCTTGTGGAGATCAAGAATGGACAAGTTCTCTACGAGGGTGAGGAAGTTCATGGTAGTATTAGTAAGCGTATTCTAGAGTTTATGAGCAAGGGATTGCCTTTTCAGCCCCTTGTTAATTTCCTGAATAATATCATGGAAAATCCAAGTATGCAGAGTCAGAAGGAACTGTATGATTTCTTGGAGCATGAGCATCTTCCCATTACTGAGGATGGTTTCTTTCTCGCTTATAAGGCTGTTCGTTCAGACTTTAAGGATAAGTATAGAGGAGTTTTTGACAACCGCGTTGGTCAGGTTTGCGAAATGCAAAGAGCAAAGGTTGACGATGATCGTGGTCGTGGTTGTTCTAATGGGCTTCATGCTGGAGCATTGAATTATGTTGCTAACTATGGTAGTCTGGAAGCTGGAGACCGTATCGTGATCGTTAAGATCAATCCCAAGGATGTAGTCAGTGTTCCAAGCGATTCTAATTGTGAAAAGCTTCGCACTTGTCGTTATGAGGTAGTTGGACAGTATGAGGGCGAATTGCTCAAGCCTCTTTACAAGGCCAATTTCAGTGAAGATGATTACGAAGATGATGAGGATGATTATCTGAATGATTATGATGAGAACTATTGGGATCAGTTTGACGATGAAGATGAAGATGAGGACGATCTTGATAGTGACGAAGAAGATGAGATGGATGATGAAGATGGGAGCAACGGTTTCTATAAGTAAAAAGCTAAGATGGTGTTTGGAACTTGTAAGATAGTACCTATATAGTTTCTACTATCATACAATAACGGTTCGATTCCGTTACCATCTTTTTTAGATATTGCTTTTGATGGTAGTGTTTACTGTCCCAATATCAAAAATTGTAGATAGGAAGTTGGAAAAAAGGAAAACAAATGTTTAGCGATACTTTGGCTTTTAATCCGTTCGATAAGACTCATAGTGCTATTGGAACAAGAGATCAGATTACTTTACGAAATAAGTTTTTTGAGTCTTTGGGTAGTCAGCAGATTTTTTGCTATAATGGTGATCCTCGTAAGAAGATCAGTAGTATGAATCATACGGACAATCTTACTACTGTTGCTATTGCAAACGATAGTCAAGGTGCTGATGCTTACTTCTATGTTAATGGTGGACGCAAACAATATGCTATTAGCAGGATTCGTGCTTGTTTCGTTGATATGGATGCTGGACGAGATGCTAACGGTAGTTACTTTAAGCCTAGCATTGTTATGACAAAGAAGAAAGAGTTTTTAGCTAAGATCAATAGTTTTCCCGTAAAGCCAAGCTGGGTTATTGATACTCGTAATGGTTATCAGTGCTATTGGATTCTGGATCATAATACAAATAGTCCTCATAAGACTTATTGGAATGGTATTCAAAAGAAATTGGTAAACTATTTTGAGGGTGATGCCCGAGCTATCAAGATTAATCAGATTTATCGTATCCCATATACTTGGTGGAGAAAAGGCTGGGAAGGAAAGCAGTCTTACTTTACAAGTATTCTGTCGGGATCAACTGGCAATCCTGTAAATATTGAGCATCTTAAACAAGCTCTTGATGGTGTTTCTGCTGTTGTTAATCTTGTTGCTAATAAGACTAGTGATGAATGGTTTAAGGAATATTCCAAGGCTTATAAGAGGTCTGATGTTAGTGGAGTTCCAGTATCAGTTAATGTTGCTGCAACGATTGCAAATCAGATGAGAGCATCAAATCCTAAAGACTATAATAGTTCAGATTATTGTAAGCCTGTTTATGTTCATACTAAGAGTACAGTTTTTCAAAAAGCTTATGGTGATCCCGTGCCAGTATCTCCTGTTAGTGAGGACGATACAGACTCTCTTGATTCGCTTCCTGTTGACGCTGGAGGCGAGGATTTAGATCTTGACGGTTCCCAGACCAAGCTTTTAAAAACGGTCGTGGAGTTCCTTAATCAAGTCTCAACGCCTCTCTACTTTAGCAACAACAGATTCTTGTCTAATGCTGCCAAAGAACTAGCGTCTAAGATCAGTGATAAATTTTGTATAGGATAAATCATGCCACAAGAAGATGAAAATTATAACTATGATGATGATGACTACGATGATAGTAGTCAGGACAATTTAGAGAGTCAGTATAAAAAATACTTCAAGTTTGATCCCGATGCCTGGGATGCTTGGGGAAAAATGTTATACGAAACTTTAAATGACATAGTTGAATATCCTTCAAATGTATGGTATATTAACTCTAGCTTTCCTAAAGGTTCGTTACCTGTGAATGATTACTTCTCCAAATCAGGGAACTTCAAAAACTCTCTGTATTTGGGGAACAATCATTATAAAGAGCCTATCTATAAAACAAAATATTTTATTCATAATAAGCTGGATATTGAGTATAGAAATCACTTAGTAGCAAATGCTGTTCACTTTTTACAACAACCAAGTTACTATGAGGGACTGTTCGATATTCTAAACTAGAGGACAAGGATGTTACCAGCAACACTTTTATATTTAGCGATGTTTTTTAGTTCATTTACTGAAACTCCATATATAGCTTATGATTTAGCTACTCATATGAGCAAAGCACAAAGAATAGAATGGACAAAAATGAATGATGATTCTGGAAATGTAAGATTTACTATTACTTTTTATAAAATGCCAATAATGGCAGAACTTGGTTTCGAGAGAACTTTTGTAGACGAGCACAACAACTGCCAAACAGAGCTTAATAAGAAAAAATGACTACATACTTTGATATAAAGTTTAATAGACCAGAATACAATATGAGATGCTCTGGTATGGCTGAAGCTATTTCATACATAGAAAAAGCTCTGAATGAAGATAGGATTATAGCCGAAAAGATAATCGAAATAGATAATAAAACCGGTAGGACAGTAACCATTTACAAGCCCAATTTTTCTGTTAAACTCAAGTGGACAGAAATTCCTAAATATGAAGGAGAAACATTAGTGTCATGAATCAGGACAATGAACAGTGGTTTCTTATAAAAGATTTTGATGATTTTGTTGATCATGCTAGGTCTTTAGTCTTTAAGTTTTTTGGAGTAAGTAATGAGATGGCTAATGATCCATTATCTTCTTCATTGGCGATGCTAACAAAGGAAGAACTCTCAGAGATGGATGATACATTAACCCGTGATGAATCAGCGGTAATCATAAAAAATCATGCAAGAAAACAAATAAATAAGAAAACGAAAGAAACAAGATATTGTTTAAATGACAATGTTCTTCAAATAATTATAGAAGATCTTAATAGTAGAATGGTTAGTAATATTCTGAATGCTTTAGTTAATAAAGGAATATTGGATAGTGCATTTGATACTGATCAAAATGATTTTATCTTTTGGGTGAAAGAAGAAGATGATAGCAAACAAAATCAAAAACCTGAGACCAATTGACTTAGACCTGACGCTGGGGTATACTTGTCCTACCTGTTCTACTACTCATTGGGTTAGACTCAATCAAGCACAGTATGATAAATTTATCATAGTCTGTGACTGTAATACTATTTTAAAACCAAAGGTAGTAGAGGATGTAAAAATTCTTTACAAGAAGAAAAAAAATACCACTAATATCAAGTCAAACAGTAATAAAGATCAGGAAATTGATCCAAAAATACTAGAAACTTGTTGTAAGGCATTATTTTCTTATGGTTTTTCTAAGCAAGAAGCACAGGATTTGATTAAAAAAGCCTATATTACTTGTAAAAGCTTGGATTGTTCTACTCTAATAAAATTTTCGTTATCTAACTTTGGAGAAAAAAATGGCTAATACAATTAGACCTACTCGTTTTAGTGAAATTACTGGTCAGTCGGAAGTTATAACAAGACTAGGCATCATTGTGGCCGGTTGTAAAAACTCTGCTGGCGTGATGCCTCATGTTTTAATAGACGGCCCACCGGGGCTAGGAAAGACCACCATTGCTAGTGCTATAGCAACAGAGATGGGTGTGAATCTATATACTATCAACGGAGCAGGAGTCCGTAGTATCAAAAATATTCTACCATATATTATGGGTATCGAACCAAGGTCAGTATTGTTTATTGACGAAATTCATAGGCTTCCAAAAATTGTAGAAGAATTTCTCTATCCTGTGATGGAAGATTTTGTTCTGAATATCACAATCAAAGATGATGATGATAAAGAAAAACCAGAAACTATCGAACTTCCTATGTTCACAATTGTAGGAGCAACAACTAGTGGCGGTTCTTTAAGTCAACCATTTTATGATAGATTTCAAATTAAAGAGCATCTGTCGTTCTATAATGAGATTGAACTAGCTAAACTTGCAAGGTTGAATGCTGAAAAGCTTGGACTAATGATAAGCGATGAGGATTTATTAGAAATTGCCAAAAGGAGCAAGGGAACACCTAGAATTTTAAATGGTAGACTACAATGGTATAAGAACTGTGTTGCTTATTATACAGATAGGAAGCTCAGTGTTGATGATATTTTTGTTAATCAGGGGATTGATAAAGACGGGCTAGACGTGTATGATAAGATGTATTTAACAGTTCTATTAAAGAACAAAGGTTCTGCATTAGGTCTTAAAAGTATTTCATCATTGACTGGTATTGCTATAGAGACCATTGAAAATAGTATAGAGCCTTATCTTGTTAGAAAGGGTTTTGTTGTAAGAACTCAAAAGGGAAGGGTTATAGGCTCATATAAAAATGAATGAAATATCACTAATAATAAATACTCCAACAATAATTCTCTTCTCAATCACACTCCTAGCAATAGGGGTGTGTTTGTTTTTTATCGGCTATTTTATTGGAAAACAAGCAAGCTGCGGTGTATCTAATACTAATGGTTTAAGTAAACCGACTAATTTTTTTGATAATAATAAGGAAGAAAAGACAAAAATAGTAATTAATGATACTAAATTTGTCACAGAAATAAAGACTGATAATCTCGAAAAAAAATATGAGAACTTAGGAGAAATTAAACAGTCAACTGAGGATATTAGTGATTCAATCAATAAACTTAAGAATATGAAGAGGTGACTTATGGGTTGTGGTCTTGATGTTGGTACAAGTTATATTGTCTTATCTAGAGATTCTGGTAAAAATATAGTCTATAAAGATTTTAGAGACGCATTTTATATCATTAAACCAACAACTCCAGTAGCCACAAAAATGATTGAAAAAGGATTAGCTGGAAAAGTTTTTATTAAAGATAGTGATGGAGCATTTATCCTCTTAGGGAAGGATGCAATAGAGAAAGCAATCGAAAGAAATGACACAGCAAAAAGACCGATGTATAAAGGCGTTGTTTCTGCTAAAGAAAAAGATGCTAAACGTATTTTAGCCTTTATCTTAAAAGAAGTAGTAGGACAAGCCACAGAAGAAAATGAGAAATTAGTATTCTGTATTCCAGCACAACCTGTTGATCAAGAAGATGAAGATTTTGATGTTGGTTATCATGAAGATATAGTCAAGACTATTTTGGGCGAATGTGGATATTCTGCTAGAGCAATAAATGAAGCAGAGGCTTTGTGCTATGCTGAGTTAGAGGACACTGATTATACTGGAATAGCTGTAAGCTGTGGTGCTGGTATGACTAATGTTTGTGTAATGCTGAATGGTGAACCGACTGTAGTATTTAGTACAACAAAGAGTGGTGACTGGATTGATAGAATGAGTTCTGTAGCTACTGGAGAACCAGACAGTGTTGTTCAAGCCGAAAAAGAGAATGGAGGATTTACTATTGGTCAACCAAATGATAATCCTATTCTTGGCGCTGTCTCAGCATATTATGAAAGATTGATAGATTATACTACAAAGCAACTAAGTGCTGCTCTTACAAATCATAAATCATTACCAAAATTTAAAGATCCCATAACAGTAGTAGTTGCTGGAGGGACTTCACAAGCTAATGGATATATCGAATTATTTGCATCAAAACTTCAAGAGAACGGATTTCCATTAACTATTAAGACTGTCAAGCACGCGGCAGACCCTTTACATGCGGTAGCAAAAGGATGCTTAATTGCAGCAAAGGTGTTATGAGTGTTTAACTTTCTGAATAAACTCAGATATGCTGTTAGATCACCAAAATGGCAAACAGTAAGAAAAAATCATCTTAAAAATAATCCATGTTGTATTGCTTGTGGTAGAGATACAAAATTAGAAGTACATCATAAGATCCCAGTTCATATTAGTCCTGAACTAGAATTAGATCCATCAAATCTTGTTACTTTATGCTCTACTCCATGTCATCTTTTATTTGGTCATTTAATGAATTTTAAAAGCTATAATAAAATGGTTATAGAAGATTGTGCGGTGTATTTAAATAGGGTTAAAAATAGACCCTAATACCAATCTCTTCTCTCTGCCCAAAAGGAGTTATTAATGAAAATACTCACTTTAATTATGGGCATCTTTCTCTTTGTTTCTTTATCTTTTGCTGGTACGATTGATCCAAATACTCCAGATTCTAAATATTTAGAATATGGAGAAAAATTTGAGCATACCGTGAAGCTCTGTTGTTTTGATGGCGTAGGATTATCTTGTGGATCAGCCGTTATTATTGATTCTCATTGGATTATAACTGCTGCACATGTTGTCGATAATTGTCAAACATGGACAGTCACAATCAAAGAAGAAACATATGAGTTATCTAAAGTATTTTTAAATCCAAATTATAAAACAGATGTATTTGGATATTATGATATTGCTTTAGGGTATAGTGAAAAAGCATTTGCATTTGATAAGTATCCTGAATTGTATGAATCTAGTGATGAGATTGGTAAGATATGCTGTATGGCAGGATGGGGTAATACTGGGGATTTTAATACTGGTGCAAATACGAGTGATAAAAAACGTAGGGGTGGTTCAAATTATATCGATTCAATACAACGTAATGTACTCGTTTGCTCTCCATCTAGAAGGCAAGAGAAGTTCACAGAGCTTGAGTTTTTAATTGCTAGTGGTGACAGTGGGGGTGGTCTTTTTATAGATGGAAAGCTCGCCGGTATCCATTCTTCTGTGATGGCTAAAGATGGAAAACCTAATGGAACATATACAGATCAAAGTTGTCATAGTAGAGTTAGTACATATATAAAATGGATAAGAGAAACAATGGAGAGTTGTAATGAAGAGAAGGAATAAAAATGAATGTAGTCTGTTGCCATATATTAGAGAAGATGTGTTTGGGCTATCTCCCAAAGATCCTCAAGTATTAGGATGGGAAATTAAAAAATTTAATATACAATCTCAATGGAAATGTTCTAATGGAGAAGGCGTAAGGATTGCGGTAATAGATACTGGATGTGATTTGGACCATCCAGATATTAAAGATAATCTTTTACAAGGTATAAATTTTGTGGAGCCAGGAAAAGACCCTGTTGATCGTTCCGGTCACGGCACGCACACTGCTGGAACCATAGCAGCAACGAATAATGGTTTAGGAATGGTTGGAGTGGCACCAAAAGCAAAAATTATACCAATTAAATCACTAAACGATAAGGGGAATGGAAATTTAAATGACGTAGTGAAGGGTATAGTGTGGGCAGCAGATAATCGTGCAGATTTTATTTCTATGTCTTTAGGATCACCACAAAACTCAAAAGCAATCGAAGAAGCAGTCAGATATGCTTCTTCTAAAGGAGTAATAATCTTCTGTGCTGCTGGAAATTCTGGTCCAGATTCAGAGATCATGTACCCAGCTAGATATGAAGAAACAATAAGCACAGCAGCAATAGACGAAAATTTAAATCGTACAAATTTTAGTTGTAGTGGAGAAAGCTTGGATTTTCTTGCTCCGGGACATAATATACTGAGTTGTGTTCCCAATGACTCTTATGCTATAATGTCTGGTACAAGTATGAGTAGTCCATTCGTTGTTGGGTGTGCTGCTCTTCTTTTGTCTTTCAATAGACAAACAAAAAAATACACACTAAATAATAAAGATGACTATCTTAAAGTATTAGGGTCTATGTGCAATAATATTGCAAATCCTAGTTTCAGATCAAAAAGATATCAAGGATATGGGATTCTAAATTTTAGAATCTGTTAGATATGCGCTTATGCTGATTTAGTTTTTGTTCACGCTGTCTTAACTGCATCATTTGCCAGTCATGCAACTCAAATAGTCCAGGATACATTTTTCTATTACGAGGAGTATCTGGAATAGGATCAAAATCATTTGGTAAAGCGAATCCAGGATAGTAGTATCTGGTGTCAAAAGGATTGAAATCTGAAAAAGGATTACCATACTCAGTTTTCGATATTGTATGCTGTTGAGAATAAGCTGTTGTCATAGTCAAGAACATTAATAGAGTCAGCAAAATTTTATACATATCCAAGTTCCTTTGTAGAATTTGATGGGACACAAACTATTATATCTTGAGACCACATGGAGAGAACAGAATTATTTTTTGTTGTCTACATTGATTAATTACACTATAGGACAACGTATAAGATATTATGATAGATTATTTAATAGTAGGATCAGGATTATTCGGATGTTGTTTTGCTGAACAGGCCAAAAAGAATAAAAAATCTTGTATGATTATTGAGAAAAGAAAACATCCATTTGGAAATTGTTATACAGAAAGAGTGGGTGGGATAGACGTGCATAAATATGGACCCCATATATTTCATACTTCTAGTGAGATGGTATGGCAATACATAAATCAGTTTACGGAATTTAATAGCTATATTAATAGACCAAAAGTAAATTATGATGGAAAAATTTATTCATTTCCAGTCAATTTATTCACGCTATATCAATTATGGGGTGTTACAACACCAAGTGAAGCAAAAGATAGGCTTGAAAAAGAAAAAATAAAAATCAATAATCCAATAAATCTTGAAGAATGGATATTGAGTCAGGTAGGGGAGGAGATATATCATAAATTCATATATGGATATACAAAGAAACAATGGAATACAGACCCTAAAAATCTACCAACATTTATTATCAAAAGACTCCCAATACGATTGAATTTTGACGATAATTATTTTAATGATAAATATCAAGGAATCCCATTGAACGGATACTCTGATATGATGCACAATATGACTGATGGGATAGAGATATTATTAGAGAACGATTACCTAAAAAATAGAGAATATTGGAATAGTCTAGCTAAGACAATAGTTTATACTGGGGCGATTGATGAGTTCTATGATTATGAATTTGGAATATTAGACTATCGTAGTTTGAGATTTGAAACAACATCAATAGCAAATTGTGACTTTCAGGGAAATGCTATAGTCAACTACACAGATGAGAAGGTTCCATTTACAAGGATAGTAGAGCACAAGCATTTTTCAAATAGATCTAATGATAATACTATTATTACAAAAGAATATAGTCAGGACTGGTCTGTGACCCTTGATAGATTCTATCCAATAAATAATTCTAAAAATAATGAGTTATATGAAAAATACAAGAAGATAAATCATGGTTCAAAATTTATATTTGGTGGAAGATTAGCAGAGTATAAATACTATGATATGCACCAGATAATAGGATCATCATTACATAAATATAAAGAGTATAATAATTAACATTAGTCAGCTAATTCTATAAAACCATTATTCCATTTGGTTGGAATTTGGATCCATTCATCTAGATAAATATCTCTTTCATAATGACCTCTACTATGAACTCCTGGGCCAAACCATGTGCTGGGAGCTACTGTAATGCTTCCCTCTTTTTGTCCTAAAAATGCACCCCACCAAGAGAATGTGGAGTTTGAAATAATAAAATTTTTACACAAACTAAGAAGCCATAAAGCACGAAGTTCTGTGTATTCTACAAATTTTACATTATCTATATGAAGAAATTCTTTACACCAAGGAAGATTATCGCTTATGATATATACATATTCTTTATTTGGAATATATTCTAATGCTTTATAGATAAATTCTTCTGTAACAACTGGATGATTTTCTGGTTGAGATAAGTAGTCTTCTCCTCTTCTGACATTGATAGCGGTAACATTATTTGATTGTAGTTCTGGATAATCTATTAAGCATTTATCTATAAATTCTTGAGTAGGAGAAAAAAGTTTTTTAATTTGTTGTTTATTTTTTTGAAAATATTTTTCACTCTGATAGTATCCAGAAAAAATAGTAACTTTATTATCTGCTGGATAAATAGGAGTATAATGAAAAGTAGACTCAACAGATACTGTATCATATTTTTTTCTTAAATCATCTATAGTGCCATTAAAAAAATTAATATTTCTAAATACACTATCTTTGAACTGAATAACGTCGGTTCCAATAAGAGGATATAAATAGTCTCTTTGATGAGTAATGGCTTGAGAATATCCATGAGCTATTTGAAACATTAAATTTCCAAGTCTTCCTACTAAAGAGCTTGTTATAAAATTTTTAGATAAATTATTTTCCATATAGTATGCTATTGCAGTATTCTCTAAAAAGTTCTTGTGGACTAATATTGTCAAATAGTTTTTCTGAAATTCTTATTTGGAAGTTATGATATGTATCACTATCATATTCTGTTCCCCAACCCCAGCCAAATTTGGGATAGCCAAAACTACCATCGTAATTCCAAATTGTTGGTTTATTCCACCCTGATTTATTTATTTTTGTAGGATAAGAGTATATTACATTTACTCCTCTTTTTTCATTTTCTCTAGTAAAAACTTCTCCTACATCAGCTTCTAAAATATGTCCATCCGGATTAGGATAAACATTATAGCCAAAAGATTTATGCCTAGCTTCTTCATAAACCTTGCGACTAAAATTACAAAACATAGGACCGACATATGGAGGAGATTTAATAGTATTTTCTTCTAAGCTATGAGTACATTGAACATTTCCATAGAGAGTATTACCATTTTCTATTTTTTTTAGAGCATTCGCAATAACATTGCGATTTAATGGAATACAGTCAACATCGAAAATAGATACAAAGTCCCATGTCTTATCTATAATATTTGTTAAATAATTATCTATTGCAGTGTCGTGTTGAACACCTACAGGAAATTTATATTGCTCAAACTCTATATCAAAATGATTAAAAATTTTTCTCTGCAATTCTGCTATATCTGGAGGCAATACGTCATTATAAAATGATACGATTATATGTTTCATAAATTTATACTTTATATTAATATAGCTTATTAATTGGTTTATTTATATAGCCCCTAGTATAGTCTTCCAAACCAGCAGATACTCCACCGTTTAGATCGCTAGGTCTATGCTCATATTGAACTACAGCTAGTGGATAGGTGACGTATTTGGTAAAATAAGGAATGCCATAATGTACTTCTCCAGCAAACCAACCGTCAATTGCTGCTCCTCCACCTTCGTTCCATCTCCATCCCTCTATAACTTTTTTCATACCTTCTCTACTGTATCCTATAGCATGAGTAGTTAATAGATTATTTTGTTTTAATAGATTCTTACCAACTAAATTAAGTTCATGATCTAGTAACATTCCACCTAAATAAATCATATGCCAATCATTGATATTAGAAAGTGTATCTAGTGAACTTTCAACATATTCCAATGTATCATCTAAAAAATAAGCATCATCTTCAAATACTAGAACATTGTTGTATCCTAAATCATATGCTTTTTTAATAACTGTAACTAAACTTCTTCCACAAGCCTGATGTGTAGTTAAATAATTAAAATCAGACTTATCTCCATGATAGAAAGCCGGAAATCTTTCAAAAAATGATTCGAGACCGACTTTTGACATATCATTAAGAAAGCATTCTTTTCTTTCTGGTCTTTTGTCAAGATTGACATAATATCCTTTTTCAAAAAAATCACTAATTTTCATATAGTGTCCTTATTTCTTTTTTGTATCTATCTAACCAGAAATCATCACACATACCAGTATATTTAATATCTCCAATATCATTTTCTAAACCACATCTTTGACTTACACATAATGGATACACCATATATTTTTCTGTAAAGGCACTAGAAAAATGAGAATCAAGGTGATTGAAATCTTTTTCTTTAGCTTTTTCTAGAATAGAATCAAAAATAGTATGATTTAGCAATACGGCGTGATTAGCTATAGACTCATTTATTTTAACTAAATTGGGGGCTACCATATTTAAATAGGTATCTCTATCTCCAGGATTTGTTCCTAAATATAGAATTTGCCAATCTGGTATATTTTTTAATCCTTGTATAGCCGTATTAATAATGTGTAATGGATCATATCCTCCATCCGTATAAAATTTGGCATCATCTTCAAAGTATAGAATATTATTCAGTTTTTTTTGTTTAGCGTATTCTATAATAGCAATTTGTGCATATGTGCATCCTCTGGCGTATGCTTCATGAGGATAGGTGTTTGTCTCTTCTCTTAACTGATAACCTAACTCGTGTGGATAAATTCCTCTTGATCTTTTGACAAATCTATTTATTCCTATTTCAGTAAAATGATCTATTAGTATCTTATTTTTATCTGTCCTATGATCTAGATTAATATAGAATGCTTCATCTACAAAATCAAATAGTTTTTCCATAATAGTATTAATTACTTAATTCAAAGAAAAAATTACTCCACATTTGTCCAACTTTATTTACACTGAAAGAATCCATAACGAAGTCTTTACTTTTCAGACGAAGGCTATTTTTAATATCTGGATTAGATTCTAAGAATAATATTTTATTAACAATATTATCTATATTATCTCTAAAAGAACCTTCTAGATCTTTTGAGAGTGATTCTTTTTGCATCGTCTCTGCATTTTTGTCCTTTGGAAAATCTATCCATGCACAATACTCTCCAAAAATATCAGGTAAGGCACCTAGAGGATATGTTATTGGAATAACACCCAAGGCCAATGCTTCAGCAACAACACAGGAAAACGTATCTTTATGAACATCTTGGTAAGGAGTATATAAAGGATAAACAAAATACTCACTTTCGGCTAAGTGTTTGAAGAGAGTATACTTATCAACCCCATTATGCATATGAAAGAACATATCTTTATGATCATGAATAACCATTAAATAATCAAAAGCATGAAATTCTTTATCTTGAAAATCTAATCTTCTGACAGCTTCAAGCGCTACATTTCCTCCTCTTGGCCAAGAGGCATGGAAGATAAATTTGTGTGGTTTTTTCTCTATATTTTCATTCAATACTTGTGTTATAATATCATCAGCAATAGGATTAGGAATTAGTGTCCTATATGTCTTATTATATATCGCAGATGCGTGTTTTATAGTTCCGTCATTCATTTGACTTTCCCAATTTGATATATTAACAAATCCAAGATTTAGATTATTAGTTTTACAATATTCTATTGCTTCTCCTATGCCATATATCCATTGCATGTGACACCAGTATACAATAGCTTTTGTTATTTTAATTGGAAGACTTTTATAGTCTTGAAACCATAAGCTATTTACAAGGATATCAAATTCTTTATTTTCGATATAGTTAAATTCTATATCAGTATATTGTACTCCTCTTATTTTATCTCCTTTAGGAAAAAACTTACCTTCATATGCATATTTTTGTTCTAATGCAGGCTCTAGTTTGTCTGTGGCTATTACCACATCGTGTCCTTGTGACGCAAGATACTCTGCTACTAAAATAGTACTAGTGTCAGTCCCCGAGCCGCCTCCTCCTCCATATCTTAGAGTATCTCCATTGAGATAATTACTTCTTCTGCTATTACCTATTAAAACAAATGCGATTCTCATATTATAAACCTATTGTTAGATTTGTTTCTCGTATCTTTCGCTCCATTGCTTATCTTTATCAAAAAGATACATAACAATTTTGTCTGGTTTATCTTGAGAATAAAAACTAGCTAGATATCTATTATTGATTAATTTAACATACTCTGGGGAATCTGAGATATTAAAGTCTTTTCTAAAAAGTTCTTTGCCAGAATTATTATGCAGTGAGAATGTTAGGAAGTCGGGGTTTTGAGCATTAAACTTCTTAAAAAACTCAGTGTCCCACTCGCAATTTATATCATATTTATGTGAGATAAAACCATTTTCCCAATCACTAGGATTAGGGGGCTCATTAACCTGTAATGTATAATCTTGTATTCTGCATTTTTTGAAGTCAAATCCTCCAAAAACTTCATAATCATGTAGGGTTCTCTTATTTCCTAATCCATAAATACCCATATCTATGCCATGATCTTCTTGTCCAAATAATTGACGAGTTTTTTTACGAGCATAAATATCTCTTTCTCCACTAGTTTTTTTAGTTTGTGATACAGTTCCGTGATCTTCCCAGTGTTTTGGTCTATTATTTCTAGTATATTCATGCCAAATATATTGTCTATAAGGACTATAGAAATCATATCCGTGAGTAAAAGCACGAACACTTAATGTTGTTTCTTCAGTATATCCTCCAAAATAAATATCTGGATCATAAGGAACATCACTAATAAATTCGCTTTCAGCTAGTAAAAAGTGACCACTTATAGTTCTGCCTCTTATTACTTTTGATCTTTGTTTATAGTCTCCAATATAATATGGTCTACTCATTAAAAGACTATCATAACTAAACTCATATTGACTCATTAAGCATGGGGCTAGATCGTATTTCTCTTGTTCTGGTTGAAATGGAGTTAAATATGTTGTCAAAATAGGTTTTTCGCATAAAGATTTTGCTTGATTAAAATCCTCCAACATCATTTGATCCCAGTTATAATCGAATCTATGGTGACTATCTAACTGTAATACAAGAGCCTCACCATCATAAAGCGTATTTGTAATCGCTCTTGCCCACCCAAGCCCCTGACTTTCATTATAATGATGTTTGCTTACCCTGAATCTAGAATCATTATCATATCTATTTATGTCTTCTGTCTCGTCATGTTGCCAGCATATGCCGAAAGTGAATTGTTCAGGATCCTTAGCTTTCTTTAACATATCATCAATGGTGATAGTCAATTGTGGATCTCTATACGAAGCTAACTCAACGAATATTTTATTGGACATTGTGTGTATATAACCCTAGAAGGTATAAGATAATCTGCACCGGCTGCATAATATTAACTAGGTTACTTCAGGCTTGCAATGAGGTAAATTTTTATTTTTTTTCTTGACTTTGTGATCGCTAGAGATATCATAAGTTAGACATGACACAAAACACTCAAAATAATATGAAAGACGACTCAGGAAACCGAAAAGATTTTCGCAGAGAGAATCTAAATAAAAAGAAATTCTTGGATAAAAAGCAACAAGAAGAAGAAAGAGTTGCTGAATCAAAAAGAAAACAAGAATTTAGACAAAAAAAACAAGAAATTGACGAAGAAGAGTGGGAAAATTGGGAGAGATTTTATAATAGATAATTATGCCAAACTATATTGAAGAATTAGATAATGGTGAATCATTTATATTAGACAATAGTAAGTTAGTAGTAACTTGCGATCATAAGTCTAATGGTAATAGATTATGTATAGATTTAAAAACAGGATCATCCAGATGGCTATCAGGGAATACTATAATAGATAAAGTTCAACTTTTTACTTTAGACAAAGATAATAACCTTATAGCCATAAAAGAAACAATTAAAGATGATCTTTCTAAGAATTCAAATATTCCTTAAATCTTTGTTTTTCCACGTATGGGCTGGGTTTCCAAAAAGCACCCAATCTGAAATTTTACAAAGATTCTCTATTTGCCAACAGTGTGAGGAATTCAATTCGATCAAAAAAGAATGTTCTATTTGCGGATGTAATATAAACACAAAAAAAAGATTCCTAAACAAATTAGCATGGGCCGATCAAGAATGTCCAATAGGGAAATGGGGCAAAATAGGAGCAAATAATGATAACCAAAACAAATAAAAATAGCTATATTCTAACCAATAATGACTTATTCGAATCTATTGAGAAGAGAATATCTGCAGGTCACATGGGATCAACAATTTTTGTCCCACACGTATGCAATAATATTGATTTGTTTGGTGCAGGTTTTGCATCACAGACTGCCGATCACTATCCAGACGTAAAGACTAATTATCATTTATTGGGAAAAACCTTTCTTAAAAATAATCTTGGTCATTCTCAGATCTTAAAAGTTAAAGAAGATTCAAAATATAGACATAAACTATATTTTGTTAATATGATTTCTCAGAATGGCATCAGAAACAATTCTAATAATCGTCCATTAAACTACGCTGCATTAGTTAAGAGCATGATTACGCTATCTTCTTTTATACAGAATAACACTGGCTTCGCTAACAAATCAGAAAATATTGAAATTCATGCTCCTAAATTTGGTAGTGGACTAGCTGGTGGAAACTGGAATTTTATCAGCGATTTAATAGATGATATCTGGGGAAGATATACTGTCTTTATCTATAATTACAAGAAGTAATTCAAAAAAACTAAATATCTAAAAACAAACTAAAAGATAATGAATACTCTAGTTAAATCAGCAATAGATAAAGAATTACAAAACTTTAAGACGTTTGAGGATAATGAATTAAACTCACTAGACAACGAATGCGTCTTTCTGTTAAAAGAGTCTGGTGGTATTAGGGTAATAACCAAACCAGGATTATCCCAAGGAACACTACAAAGACTACAGTTGATAATGCCATATATCGGTCCATCTATGGATAAATATGTTCCAATAGATAACGGAATTCTTTTATGCTTAAATGATTTATTATCTGTATCTTATAACAAAAAATTCCCAGTCCTATGTCTATGCAAAACTAAAGATGCTAATGGAGTATTAATTCCAAATATTGATTTTTTTAGTAGAATATTATTTCATAATCTTAATTTAGCAAAAAAAGATATTGAATTTCAAAAGAAAAATGATAGTTCAATTTTTATAGGAGCTTCGACTGGAAGTCTAGAAAATAATACAAGAGTAAAGTATAGCATATCATGCATTGATAATATTAAACATAAAGGATATATCTGTCCATTATTACAGCATACTCATTCCGAATGGATAGAGCGATATCCTCTAATTGAGTCTACTCTACACGATCCAATAACTGTTAATAGTCAACTAGAAAATAAAATTCTAGTAAATATAGACGGCAATACTTTATGCTGGAGTAGGCTGTATTGGCAAATGATGTCAAATTCTATACCTGTATACATAAATCCATCAGAAAATCATTTCCAATTGTTTGACCACATACCAGCAGATAACTGCTATATGAAAAGTTCACTAGATGATTGTTTTTCTATTCATGAATATATCTTGGATCCAAAAAATCTTGATCATGTATCTGAGATAGTAAATAATGGGAAAAATTATTGTGAGTCTATATTTTCTGACTTTTTGATAAATCCAGAAGAGTTTTTACGCTCTATAATTGATAAAATCATTTCGGGTTTATTTATAAAATCCTAATTATAGTAGTTCTTTTCAGTAATTTATTGTCCCGCCTTGACTTCCTCATTCATTCATTGTAAAATACTACCGAGGTAACCAGTGATAGATTCGATCAAAATAAATAACCAGAATATCTTTTTTATAGATAGTGAGGATCCAGTTATTTCCTATCTAAAATCTGGACATCTTTTTGGATACAATAACTGGTTGCTTCTAAACGAATTTATATTAGAGAATGACGATGAGTCATATGTTGTTGATTGTGGCGCTCACATAGGAACATTCTCTTTTGTTCCATCTATGTTCTATAATCAAAAAATGATTCTAATAGATGGAGCGCCAGATAATGTCTCATGCTTACAGAAAACTTTCGAAAATAAACAGAATGTAGAAATACACAATAAGATCCTGTTAGATAGTAATAAAAAATGTAATTTTAGTTCCCAGTACGGACCATTTGGTTCTGCGTTACAAGATGATACTGGATCAGACGAATCTACTACCTTAGACTCTTTAGTTGGAGACAGAAAAGTTTCCGCCATAAAATATGATATTGAAGGAAATGAGCCAGAAGCACTAATTGGTTCAATAAAAACACTAGAAGCAAATAAGCCCCCATTACTTATCGAAGTAAATGGGCACTGCTTAAGACTTCATAAAAAATTACCAAAAGATCTATTCGATGTACTTGACAACTTAAACTATCTTTACTTTATCAAGAATAATAATAGTTTGATTAGTATAGATAAAAATGAGATTTTCCCATTCTGTGTATTTGATGTAGTTTGTATTCATAAAGACAACGAAAAATTTTACACACACTTATTCGATATGGCTTCTCCAATGAATATAGAAAATCTTATTCATATAGCAAAACAGAATTATATAGCCAGTAACGAAGATTGTAAAAGGTATTTTGACACCCTAAATTTGGAGTAATTATGGAAATCATTTTACTATTTTTTTTAATGCTTTCAATAGGTTTGGGAATAATGCATGGATTAAGATCTGTTAAACAAGCCAAAAGTAATCCATTATTTGCAGTTAAACCATCTAATAGCTTATTTACTTTCTTATTCTTAGACTAAATTTTATGAAACAATTAAATATCGAATACTTTATATTATCATTAATGACAGAAGAAAGAATGTCTATTATTAATCAAAATATTCAAAAATTTCCTTATATCAAAATATTCAAATCTATCAATGGATATAATAAAGAAGAAACAATTCAAGAATATAGAGATTCAGGACTCCAATATAGAAGTCTAGATCATGATTTTGAAACATATGGAACATTAGCAAATTTTTTAACTAAGTACAATATATTACAATATCAAGTTGAAAAAAATATTCCCTATCTATGTTTTTTAGAAGATGACCTAGTACTAGGTACTAATTTTATTACATACACAGAGCAACTAACACAATTATTTCATAATGATTATATTAAAATCCTAAGACTAGGAGAATGGGGAGAAGGATATATAACAAATCTTAATGGGGCTAAATTTATTGTAGAAAATATTAAGAATAATGGAATAATACGCAATATAGACAACCAATTAAGATACCATTCTGGCACAGAACTATATTGTTATGATACTCCATGGGAATTAGTTATACCAACAAACGAGGGAGATTGTTTAAAAACAGAGAAGATAGTCTCATCTGATCTTAACTCTATAAAACATATCTATCATCAACCACAATTTGGTGAAGATTGGTTTGATTACAAAAATGTATATGACTATTTTACCAGAATAATTAGAGATGGTGGTCATATAGTAGAAGTTGGAAGCTGGAAAGGTAAAAGTTCTTCTTATCTAGCTGTTAATATTATGAATACTAATAAAAAAATTAAATTCGACTGTATTGATACATGGAAAGGCTCAAATGAGAGTCAGCATATTAATGACCAATATGTTAAGAGCGATACATTGTATGATTTATTTTTAGATAACATAAAACCAGTAGGTAGTGTCATTAATCCCATTCGCATGACCTCAATAGAGGCATCACAACTATATAAAGATAATTCTATTGATATTGTATTTTTAGATGCTTGTCACGAATACGAATGTCTTATCCAAGATATCAAAGCATGGTTGCCAAAGATTAAAAAAGGAGGAATTATTGGTGGACATGATTATACTCCAAGTTGGCCAGGAGTAATGAGAGCAGTAGATGAATCTTTCGAAAATAAAAAAATAGTCAAAATACCAGAATGTTCTTCATGGATATACTATAACTAATAAATTACTATGAATAGACTTAAAAATCAACGAGTATACTTAGCCGGTGCTATGGACAGAGTTGCAGATAGGGGTGCCACATGGAGAGATAATATAACTCCGTTTCTTACAAATCTAGGAATAGAAGTTTTTAATCCCATAAGTAAACCATCTAATATAGGATTAGAAGATTATGATGTTCATGCTATTAAAACCAAACTCAAAGCAAAAGAAAATTACGATGAACTCTCTTCCATGATGAAGACCATACGAGCAGTAGATTTAAGATTAGTAGATATCAGTGACTTTATGATAGTTAATCTTGATCTTGACGTACATCCTTGCGGAACTCTAGAAGAAATTTTTTGGGCAAACAGACAGAAAAAACCTATTATAGTGCATATGGTACAAGGTAAAAAACAAACTCCGGATTGGCTATTTGGAACAATTCCTCATCAAATGATTTTTTCTACATGGGAAGAAATTAAGTCATATTTAGATCATATTAATTGTTCAGAAAATATAGACTCCTATAAAAGATGGTATTTCTTTTCGGTATAATAATGCCAAAATACTATGTTAAGTCCGGAAATTTAAAATTTATCATAGACTGCGGCGATCATAATGCTGCGATAGTCTCGGCTATAAAAAGATACAAAGGTAGGGGACTGATGCTCGGTCCAAAAATATGCGTAAGCGAACAAGGATTTGAAGACTTCAGAAGTTGGACCTGCTATGACTCAGATACTTATCTTAACAAAGAATAATTCACATATAACCATACGGTAGTATACAAAGGATTTAATTTTATGAAGATTTCTATAATTGGACTATGGAGAGACTCCGAGAAATACATATCACAGTCTCTTGAGAACATAGAATCACTAGCGTCTATACCTGATACTAGTTTTGATTTTTATTTTTATGAGAACGACTCAAAGGATAATACGAGAAATATTCTCAAAAATTGGTTATCAGATAAGGATGGAGAACTATGTAGTGAAAATTTGAATTCTCCAAAATTTGGATCAGTAGCAAATATAGAGAGACTGGTACTTCTTTCTCATTATAGAAATAAGCTCTTGCCACTAATTCAAAAAACTAATTCAGAATTTACTCTGATGATAGACACAGACGTTTTCTTTAATAAGAATGATTTTCTTGAACTACTAA